GAAGGCTTGCTCGTTAGTTTTTGTCTGTTCTGCCAGAAAACTAAGAACTTTGATCAACCCGTCTCCTCCCGAGAGTATGTCACGCATCTCTTTTGATGAGGTGCCCATCTGTTCCCAGGCTTCCTCAGCTTCCTTACTAGGGTCGAGTATAGAGGCCAGTATTTGTCGCAGTTGAACTACTGCCGTAGAAGCATTCGTACCCGTACGTGACATCGCTGCCATTGAGGCACCCACCTCGGTAAAGGTTACTCCCAATTGTGATGCGATGGGTAATACCATGCCCATGAATTGTGCCATCTGATCGGCTTCCACCTTTCCTTCCCTCACTGCTGCCACCAAGGTATCTGTTGCCTGTGCGGCATTCAGATTCTCCGATCCATAGGCATTCACTGCCGAGGTGACCAGATCGGCAATGTCCTTTGTTGCTCCCAACCCTGCGGCAGCAGCACGTGCCGAGGATTCAAGGATTTCCATTGCCTCAGCACCCCTAATTCCTGCTGAGGTAACAAAGAAAAGCCCATCGGCAAGCTCTTGTGGAGCACGTGCTGTCTCTCCGGCAAGCTTTAGCACTTCCTCACGCATGCTGTTAACCTCCTGCTCACCAACTCCCACAAGTCCGATAATCTTGGACATGGAAGCCTCGAAATCCATGGACATTTTCACGGCCACGCCGCCAACGGCTGCCAGCGGCAATGATAATGACATGCTCAACCCACGCCCGATAGATTTCATGCGCGCCCCCGTAGTGGTCATGGCGTTGCTTGCCCTGCTCAACCCTGCCATGAAGGCTGCATCGTTAAGCATCAACATCGCCTGAAGTGTACCTACGTTTTTAACCGCCATTTAACCGTCGTTTTTTATTACGCCGCTGCCGAGGCGACAAGGGCATATCCTTACGCTTCCTTGAGGCACGTATCTGTTCTACAATCTCAGGAATCTTAGCCAAAGAATGCATCTTGGCTTTCATGCTCTTCAAGGTATCGGCAGGGTTTTCCTTTTCCTTATCCCATACAAATGCAATGAGACGATCAGGTTTTGACACTGTTTTAGCCTGTTTGCTTCCCCAGACTTGTAAAAGATTAGTCAACTTATTGTTCAGATAGAAAGTTTCCATTCGGATCGTTTCACAAATGTTTTTTATTATCGCCTCCGTAGCCTGCAATCCAATTTTTTCTTTCTGATTATCATCCTCTAACGCTAATGACAATTCCAAAGGTGTCAGGTCTAAGAACTCATCCCATTTCAAATGAAATCTTGAAAGTGCTATTCCATAGGTCCGGGTCATTTCATCTATGTTTGATCCGGCTTTTTTTCAATACCTCCTTCTTGATTTGGCTTTGGAAAGAATTTTGGTATCAAACCAATAAATTCGCCGAGACATTCATCAAGAACATCTTCCATGTCTTGTTCGGTTAGAGTCAATGTTTTTTCTTCCCCCTGATGACCGGACAAAAGACATTGATACATAATAGTCTCATAGACTTCAATGTCCAGTTCGCCGGATTTCAGTTTCTCCTCAATTTGTTCAAAAGGAATGCCGTGCTTCTTCTGGAAGCCTTTCATTGCCCTGTAAGAAAATCTCACAGGAAGCTTATCGCCTTTGTAATTTACGTGTAGTACCATATGATTAATAGTTTTAAAAAAGTTTCAAAAAATACCTGGTTAGTATAACTAATTATTAAGCAGGAGTCGTAGCCGTTGCGCCGGATACGATGTCAGGTTTTCCATCTACCGCGATGCTGATTTCACCAGTCATCACATCATCGGAACCAGCCTCTAAAGGCAGCTCTGTGATAAATCCTCCCCACTCCAAAGCCTCACCGTCGGGCAATACCCATTGCCATTCAGTATTACCACGGGTTTCTTCCAACGCTTTCAATAATATCCACTGGTCACGGGTGTAGTTTGCCGTGAAGGTAACATCGCCTCCGTTGAGGACGCCCTGGAGCTTATTGACATAGTCATCAGCATTATTAAGGACGAAAGTTTCAATCGTCTGCCGGCTGGAACCACTCCAGCCAATGTGTGTCACCTCGGCAAGTGTGTCCCACGATCCAGCACCGACCGTATTCCAGTATGCCACATACGACCCAATTCCTGGTTTTGCATTTGTTGCCATATTTCAAAAATTTAAGTTTAACATTTATTTTCTGTGTACTTCAAAATTACATATCCAAATGGGCCTATCATTATCATCATAGGCCAAAATTTGAGGGTCTTCCATCGCCTTAAAAAGTAAGTACGTAGTTCCACCCTCTGTTACGCCGCTTAGCCCGTGAAGATAATCCAAAATAGACTTTATTATGCTATACCCAGTGCGGTAATCGGTGTTCCTTACCCTAATATTTACCGAAGAGTAAAAATATGAACTCTCCGACTGTCTTAAGGTCAGCATTGGTGCTGCCCCGGGATTATCCTGTACGGTTACGATATTGTCCGGCTTAGTGGGTTCCCTGCCGAAGCATAGATTTCCCGAGCCGGTGCCATCCAGCTTGGTGAGTCCCAATGAGCTCACCCCGTCAATCAGGTTACATACGTCTTCGCTTGTCGGATTCATCTTTTTATTGCATTTGCCATTACCTGCGACATAGCCGCCCTGTTTCTATTTAATGCGGATTCAAAAAATTTAGGCCCGCTGCCAGGTCGTGAGCCCTCCTTCCAGTTCATCTCGTGAACAAAAACTCCATAGGAGGCTGAAAATCCCATTACAAGCATGGGAGATGCCGATGATCTTGCCTTGGCCGATGCAGCAGCAACTACGCCCTGATCTCCTGAACCTTGAGTAACAGAACCCATCGAAGTAGTTACAAACCAACTTGCTCGTAAGATACCCGTATCCACAGGGATAAGCGGCGGAGTAGCGTCCATATCACGACGAACAATAATAGCAGCCTGTATCATGCCCCCTAATGCTTTTTTGCGCATCAGCATGTGCTGTCTTTTCAAGTTCGCCATGACGTTTCGTTTACCTCGTAACATTTTATAACATTATTTTTCTCGCGTAAACATTTGTATTTAAACTCAACTGAGGAACCTTATTTATTGCTGCAATCTCGAAAGCGGTATTTAATATTAATGGATTTGATTTCTGTGCCGCCGTCAAATCATCGAGCCTGCCGTGATACAGAATACCTTCATCGTCGATATCCTGTGTTACAAAAACCTTAGCCCTGCTGACTTTCTCCTTTCCGTTCTTATCTTTGAAGACCTCGCTGGTATCGTGCCACATACAATTTATCTCTACGGGAGTTGCAAGCGACAAAGACCCATCCTCTGTAGCGTTCGGGCTGCCCCAGTACACACAATAATCATTTTTACCTCTTACCTTTATGAGTTGCTCTACATTCACTGTTCGTTACCTCCGTCATAAGTTTGTTTGATAGTGAAAAACCGGGATTTCTTCAATTCATTACCCTGGAAGTTGCCCGTAGTGTCAAGATTAAGAACCATTTGTCCGTACATAGTCTGATTCATAAAGCCTTTGGGCTGCTGTGCAAACGTAACGCGTACCTCGCCGACCCACTCTGCTAACGGTTGACGTTCTTTCGTGGTAGCAATAAGGTGTGCAGCAAGCCACATTTCAATATCCTTAAGTCGTGCGGCACTTAAGCCCTCACCGGAAAGCGTATCGGTAACCATGCGATTTGCTTGCTCGATGATGAATTGAATATCCGGATCACCCAAAGCCGTGTTAATGATAGCCTGCACATCACTATTGCTTGTTCTTACGCTCATACATTAAGTCCCTCCTTAACTTTTGTTTTCCATAATTTGGGGTCTAAGAATTCAATGACTTCTTTTTGTTTCCATTTCAACCCCAACCAGTCTATAACTTCATACAGTTGTTCGTAATCTCCCTTTATCATCCTTTCTGGCCATACCTGTTTTACATTCAACCCGGACTGTATCATCTCCACAAATCGTTTCTCATAGGTGTTAACCCAGCCCATCCAACCATCAAAATCGCTGTACCCGTTCATGAATCCCGTCCTGAGACATGAATTCACAATGTCAACCGACCTGCGGCGAACTATGATCCATTTGGCATTTGGAAAGGCATAGTGCCAGACAGGCCATACTAACGGCCCCTTGGCGACTTTGAAAAACCACGGGCCTGATGTATAACCGTCTTGGCAAATATAATCAATAACTTTTGATCTCCTTCCCGAGGGAATGTTTAGATTTTGCGTGCTCTCCGGAATGGGGTTCTGACCTTTGGCATCGTAACCTATATCGCGCAGGTATTTGCGATCCAATTCTCTTATCCGCAAATTTTCAAAAAAACCTTTCGCGTTGTTATGGTTGCCAGCGACCATATTACCTCCAAAGGAGCCACAAATGTTTATGCATCCTGAAACCAATGAGGTTCCTGACCTCGGTATTCCAGTTATTATGATAGGGCTTACTATTTCCATTTTTCTTTGATCCATTCCTCGTTGATCTGATGAGGTCGCGGGTAACCGTGACAACTCACAATTCTTGCATTAGCCGGCAGCGTTCCTCTTACATGTCGTTTGTAGCTGACCACCTGACCGGGAAACAGGGTCTGCCAAACGTCGGCCTGCTTCATTACGTGCCTTATCCAGTAGCGCTCACGACCTGTTGTTATGCTTTCCACTACCGCCGGGGTTTCCTCTAGTGGTTTCCATAGAATCTTCTCCAAATCCGCACAGGCATAAAACCCCTGAATGTCGCCGTCGAGTGTGCCTTGCTCCCGAGGGGCAAAAGAAGCTCTCGTACAGTACAATCCATCGTAGGATAATATATCAGTCATATCACCGGTTATGATAACATCTATATCCAGGCATAAGACCTGATTTCCAAAAAGACCCGATTTTTCACTGAACATGTACATCCTGGGAAGCACGCCTTTCCGTGAGACGAACTCTATTTTTCTTGTCTCGATATCGCCGCTTAGATTCAGCTGCTCATTGGTGAAACAAACAAATTTCAGCGGCTCATGAGAGTGATTTTTAATGCCTGAAAACAAATTATTGATATATCTTTCTATCAGTAATTTGTCAGCACCGCCGCATCTTTCAAGATGCCTACGAAATGAAACATCATCAACCTCCGGTTGAGTCTTCTGATACCACCGCTCACCCTGCCAGTAAAAGCATATTACATGTTTCATCGTGCCATAGGTTCAAACCAGTCTAATTTATCTGTCTTCCTGAATCCTTTATGTGGGGGCTGCCCCGTTACTATAATGCATTCGGAGGGTATGCTTTTGAGATTATGCCGGTAGATACTGCCCAGCTTCATCATCCATTCTCTAGGAAACATGGGCTGATTGGGTATCCAGTCTCCCATGATATCCTGCTCGCTGCGATATTTTTTCATCCACTTTTTAGGACTCTCTAAAAATCTGTTCCATACCATTTGCATAGATCTGCAGCCAACTGTAAAAAGCATGGTTGCGGCCTGATATTTTAATACCCAGTTTTTGCGTCTCAGGTTTTCCCATTTATGCTCAGGAATCGGAGTGGGAAACATCACCAGGTCACCTTCAAAATCAAGTATAGGCTTCAAGCTTCTCATTACATGTGAATCAAGGTCAAGATATAGTGCACGTCCTTCTGGAAGGTCTGCACGGTGAAGTTCTACCTTGCTCCACCATCCGGGCCAGCCATACAGTAAAGGTATTGGTTTCACATAACAGGGAAATTCCTC